GCTGACGATGATGATGACAAAGAAGAAAAAGCAATGCATGGAGACGATGACGACAAAGAAAAAGCTTACATGAAAGCTGACGATGACGACAAAGACGACATGGATAAAGCTATGCACGGCGATGATGATTCAGAAAAAATGAAGATGAAAGAAAAAGCAGAAGACGATGATGACGATGACAAAATGGAAAAAATGGAAAAAGAAATTGCGTCATTGAAAAAACAATTGGAAACTGCTGTTCAAACTGAAGCTGAATCAAGACTAAGAAAAATGGGATTCAGGGAAGAAAATGGTTTGCAAAGACCACAAGTATTCACACCAGACACTCCTAGTGCTCTAGGAACTGATGGTTCAACACCTATCGTGAAGAGCCAAAATTCAGGTGACACTGTAGACCAACTATCTGGTCTCTCTTACAAACAGTTAAGAGACATCCAACACAAAATCGAAAGTGGAGACACTGACGGTGTACCAAGAGAACTTCTTGGATAATAATTAATAAATAACTATTGAAAGAAAGAGGAGAAATTAAGTTATGTCAAATCCATCTTTAACTGAGTTTATATCTCAGTCACAAAGAGGTTTGTACTCGTCTGTATTCGGTCCAGAATACTTACAGAAACAAACTTATTTCACGGTTGATACTGCGACAGGTATTTTCAATACTACTTATGGTAGGAAAGTATGGCACGCATTGAACAACCAAACTCGATTTTTCAACGCTATCCCAAGAAACGTTTGGGGTAACACTGCTGGTTGGAGAATAAGAAGCGACAGAGGAAGTGGCAGGTCAAGACCTGTAACTGAAACTGGTGCTATCCCAACAGTAGACGTATCAGCTATTGAAAATGTTTCTAGTTTACCTAGAATCGTTTCAACTACTTTCGGTGCGTCAGTGAAATCAGTATTCACTGCACAACTAGAAGGTGGTGTTGGTGACGTGTTGGCGTTGGAAAACGAAAATGCACAGCTCGACCACGTTAAGGAAATTAACGAAGAGCTATTAGCTGGTTCTGGATTCATCGCATCTGCTGGTGGTTCAGGTTCAACTACTGTGCCAGCCTCAGTTGCAAGTAGCATAAAGATTGGTGACGAAGTTGCCCTTTATGACGTATCAGCTACTGACTACATTAACACTGCTGGTAAAGCAGTAACTGCTGTAAACACTTCTACAGGTGCTATCACACACGCAGCGTTTGACGCAAACGCAGCTGACGGTGATGGTCTAATAGTAACAAAGAGAGCAGGTCTAACATCAATTGAAGATATCGTAAACGATGATAACGCTGCTGTGGGTGGTCACATTCACAGTAACTCTAACTTCGCTGGAAACGGTGGAGTAGGTGTGTACGACATCACAATTGGTAACAGAGATGCAAACTTTGCTGCTGGAACTGTAAAACACAACAGTGGTACAATCAGAGACTTATCTCTAAACTTAATTGATGACTGTATTCAATCAATAAGAACTAACGGTGGAGAACCAAAACTAATCGTTTTGGGTCACGACCAATACTTCAAACTTGAGAGATTACTACAATCACAACAGAGATACTTAGGACAGGAAGAGTTCCAAGTTGGTGTGGGTTCTGAAAGAACTTTCCCAGGAACTAGAACTGGTCTAGTACTCGCAACTTACCAAGGTATTCCAATTCTACCAGATGCTGACGTTGTAAAATCTGTCGGTTCAGATGATAGTGTAAACGGTTCACACATTCTTGTGTTGGACACAGACTACCTAGAAATTGCTGTAGCACAACCTACACAGTATATAGAAAACAGAGACTACTTTGCAGCTAACGCTCTAGTAGTAAGAGGATTACTATACACTATGGCAGAGTTGAGGTGTCACAATTTCATTACTCAAGCAAAAATAACTGACTTAAGTTCGTAATAACCTATTCAGTTTTTAAGTGGGGTGGCTAAATCGCTAGTCACCCCACGGTAATAATAAAGGAGAAATTAACTCATGGCATTAACGATTACAAATCCAGGAACTTCAAGAGATGTTCAGGGAGTAATGGGTGATATCAGATATACAATCAAAGATATTACATTTGATGATTCTTATCCTTCAAATGGTGAAAGCATAACAGCTGCAGACTTTGGTCTAGAGGAAATCTTCATCGTGCTCATTTCACAGAAATCAGATGGTTATGTAACTCAATTTGATTACAGTAACTCAAAATTTGAAATCTACGAAGCAGGGGCAGACGGAGCAGCATTAGACGAATTGGGTAACACAGCAGACGCTAGTGGCATTGCTATTAGGTGCTTAATACTCGGAAGATAAGTTTTCATGCCAGCTACTAAGACTGAAACAGAGGTACAGCTTGCTGTATATATGGAACGCCTAGATAGGTATATAGAAAGTCAAACGAATCTAAATGAGTCCCTAACAATGGGACTCCAAAAGTTAGATGAGGAAGTAGAAGAAATAAAAAGCTGGCGAACAAAAATCTACGGAGCTAAAGCTGCCTTAATGACAGCAGGAATATTAATTGTTCACACGGTTGCAGTATTAGGCAGCTTCGTAGGAATATTAATGTGGACAGATAAATAGGAGAATATAACACATGGCATTTACAAACGATTTTGCAAGCTCTAGGAACTGGAGGACTTGGCAGTCCGACCCTAGCACTAGAACTGCTGTACAGCCTTTTGATAGGTACGTTGCACTTAGTGGCTCAGTAGGAACGTCAGCAGCAGATGCAGTGAAAATATACGCAGGTCCATATTATAACTTGGACGTGGGAGGAGTCACAACATCAAACTGGGAACTAGCTACAACAGGTAGTCCTGGTCTTAACAGAATTTTAAACCCGTCAATAGAGAACGCAACTATAACAGAATTTACAGCAGACGGGTCAGCTATATCAAGAACAACAGGTGCTCCCCTTTTAGGTTCAGCAGAGCTTACAGCAAACCCAGCTAACTCTGCAGCTAAAGAAGGATTTTATGTAACAACAGAAGCAACAGGAAGTGCCGTCAATATTAGTGGTAACGGAACAGGAGCTATGTACTTAGTGGCATCAGGTCACGTTAGAGGTGCATCTGCTTCAGGAGATGCCGTAATACAAATCACAGACTCAAGTGGAAATGTGTTAGTAACATCAGAAGCAGTTAGCTTAACAACTGACTATCAAAGATTAGATGTTGCATACGCAATTCCTGCTATTGATTCAGATGGAAACAGTAGTCGGTCATACAGAGTTAAGTTCTGTTCAAACACACAACACAATATTAATATGTTGTGGGACGCATTATCATATGACTTTAGAGATAACTCAACTAAAGTAGATTACATCGATGGAAACCTTGCAGGTGGAAATGGTTATGAATGGGAAGGCACAACCGACTTATCTAAGTCAAGACACGTTGCACCTATTTCGGTAATCAGGTATATAAAAATTAAAAACACACATGGTTCACAGAATCTGTTCGTTGCATTTGATGCAGAGGCAGAAGCCACAGCTAATTGTTTAAAATTGGCGGCGGGTGAATCATTTGAATCAAGTCACCCAATTGACTTTAGAAAAAAAGTATCAGTAATTGGTAGTGGTAGCTCAACAACCTTTGAAGGTATTGTTATGGGAACTGCTATCTCGACAGGATAATAAAATGGTAATGACAACTGCTAAAACAGACTGGCTGATTACAGCTCAGGAAGAAGAAAACATAACAGTGCTTGAAAAAGCAGTGGATGGAAGAGTCACAATAAAAGACATCCAGCCAGCTTTGGAAGAGTATAAACGTTTATTTTTAGCAGAGATTGCATCACCAGCAGAGATATTAACTTTATACAGAGCCTATCCAAATAAGAAAGTTTACTCTGAAGCTGTTAAAAAAATGAGTCTAGACAATCTAGATAATCAACCGATGGTTCTTGGAGGTCCAGCATCTATCGAAGTAGTTGATAGAGAAGGACATTTAATTACAACTGACGCTTTAAGGAAAGCTTTCAAAGCTTATATGGAAAACTTTAGAACCCGAAATGCCATGGTTCTACATTCTGATGTGCAGGTGGGATGGGCTTTACCTGCGTACATCAGTAAGAGTGGACAAATTTTTAAGAGTGGTGTGGATGACAAAGGTCTATACTTCATCACAGAATTAAGAGCTGACACAAAGATATCAAAGAGAGTTGAACAACAGATTGATGAGGGTAAGCTAAGGTCTTACTCAATTGCAGGAAGTGCAACTAAGACACAACAGATTCAAAAGGGAATGACTCAATACATGCAAGTGGATGACTTGGAACTAGCTGAAGTTACTGTATGTGAAAAAGGGGTCAATCAAGAAGCAAGCTTCCAGTTAATTAAATCTGAACACGCCGCAGTCAAGAGCTGCGTAGATGGAAGTTGCTTAATTCATCTAGAAAAATCAGAACCTGAAGATTGTGGTTGTGATGGCCCTAGCTTTGAAATTCAATTAATGGAAAAGAACGGGGATATTAGTTTGAAAGATACATTTGTAAACTTCGTTAAGAAACAAGAAGACCCATTTCAATCAGGGAAAGGATTCGCAACATTACAGAATGTATTATCAAGGGAACAACAACATCATCAACTATTAGATGAGATGGGCTTTCCTGGTGAACTAGAACCAGAAGATGGAAGGTACACACCTGTATCAGAGTATGACCCAGACCACCCTAAACCATATTGGTATGTAAATGAAAGTGGTCAGGACTTAGGGAATAGACATGTTGATGACGCACTTACAAAGCCTGGTAAGAAGTCAGAGTTTCAAAGAAGCAAAGTTTCTTCATTGGAAAGACTTCAGAAATTATTAAAAGCCGAAGTGGATAATCCTTATGCCGTTGCGACAGCACAGGCAAAAAAGATGGGATATAAAAATTTCAAGGAAGGAAGTCCTGGTGAAAAGAAAGTAGACGAAATCGCAGAGGCTATAAAAAAAGCAGGACATAATCAAAGTTACGAGGACATGAATGTTCCAGATAAAAGTGACTTAGTATATTACAAAGACGGAGAGGATACTGCATCTTTACACAGAGTTAGTTTATTAAGGGAAAAAATAAAAGAACTTAAAGAAAAAATGCTGGACGCTGATAGTAAGGAAGTAATTGATGAGGAAAAAGAAAGTGAATTAAGAAAATTAACTAAAGCAATTAAAGCTCGTAATCCATGGGCTGTTGCTTGGGCTATCGTAAATGGGAAAGGGCAAAATGGAATGAAGAACCCTCCTACTAACAAAGAAGCGAGAAAAGCTATGGCAGCCAAGATTGTTGCAGGAATGGCAGACAATAGGTTCCAAGATAATTAAGGAGAAACATGCCAATACTTAATGGAGATGACATCAACAAAATAAATGACTTTGCCACGAAACATGGGAATGAGTGGTTAGTAATTGACAAATGGGGCGAAGGAATCAGAATCGCTTTTAAAGATGACACAGCTTATTTATTTATTAAAGAAAAAGGAACATTTGGTTCAGTCGGTGGTTGGGATTTTAAAAATGAAAAAAATAAAGGCAACTTAGGATTACAGGAAGAGGAAGTAGAGGAAGTGGAGGAAGTTGCAGAAGAAGAGGAAGAGGAAGAGGAACAAGAGGAAGAGGAATCAGAATAATGGTTAGTCCAGACAAATGTAAAAATCCAGACGAATGCGAAAACTCAGATGAGTGTGATTGCGAAGACCTTGAAAAAGATTTCATCTGCTGTGGTGGTGATTGTTGCAAAGGCGAAGATAACTAACTAATCACAGAACTTACAATAACTAAACAGGAGGATTTATCCTTGACTACTCAAAACAAAAATCAAGACTATACTATATGGTCTTTAGCTTATGACCTCTCTTTCGGAGGTTTAGTAGACAGAGTAAAAGAAATAATAAAGAAGCTAATTATATAACTAATTTAGAAATAGGTCGTTCAGGAGATAGATTTACAATAAGAGTAGGTGGTGTA